CACAGGAAGGTGCCATCGGCCGCCTTGAACTTGCGCACCGCAGCCATGGTCTTGGAGTTCATGACGAAGGCAGCGCCCTGGCGGTGGCCGGACTTGAGCGCATGGACCATGTCGATCAGCTTCATTTCCGGGGCGGTATCGAACCCGCTGGCATTGCCGCTGACCACATGCTGCAGCGTGCCAAAGGGACGGGTCGCGTCAGCCGTCAGCGCCGTCGGAGCCTGGAGGAAGCCGCGCGGCTGGTTGGTGCCGCTGCCGTTGACGAACGAGAGGCCTTCGGCACGCGCGAACTCGGTCGCGATTTCGCTGGCCAGCCAGCCTTCAAGGTCAAACGCCGCATCGTCGATCATTGCTTGGCTCGCCGCCGGGTTGGCATAGAGCTCGCCCATCGGCGGGACGATTTCGTTGAACTTCGGTGTGGTGGTTTCCGGCCGCGCGGCGGTTTCGCTGACCCAGCCCGAAGCCGTGCCGGACGAGGTGACGAGCTTGCGGTAACCGGCCGTGCCGACCTGAACCACCTGGGCGATCGAGCGGATCGGGCTGATGGTCTTGAGCTGGGCCGCGATCATCGCATCGATCTCACGCGGCACGGCAAAGCCGCCATCGGCGGCGACGGTGCCGGTCACGGCCTTCAATTCGGTCTCGCGGCCCTGGCGCAGGTAGCCCTCGACGAAGCCCTTGAGCTCCGGGCTAGCCATGCCGGCACCGGACAGGGCCGGGCGGGCCGCCGCACGGCTGACCTTTTCCAGCCGGCTCTTCACTTCATCGACATCGCCGCGCAGTTCGCCCAGCGCGGCCTCGGCGGCATCCTGCCGGGCGACCAGATCGAACGAGGCGTCGAGCGGATCGGGGGTGACTTCAACATCCATGGGGCACTTACCTTTCACGAAAAAGGCCGCCCCACGGGCGGCCGGCAAAATAGAGATTGCGGTTGGCGTCAGCCCAGCAAATGCACCCGCGCGCCGTGCTGCATCGGGTGCGTGACCAGACTGACCTCGAACAGGTCGACCGCAGTCAGCTCGCGCCCTTCGGCGGAGCGGGTGAAATCGCGGGCGCGGTAGCCGAACGACAGGCCCGTCACGCGGCCGGCCTTCAGCGCGGCAGCAGCCCCGCCATCGGGGTTGTCGATGCTGGCCACCACGCGCAGCCCGCGTTCGTCCTCGCCAACCTGCTCGATCCAGCCGATCCGCTGGTCGGGGCGGTGCTGCCAGAACAGCGGCAGCGGCTCGGTGCGGTTCTGCAGCGTGCGGGCAAAGGCGCCGCGGCGGATCGTGTCGCGCCCGGCGTCGCGCCGGTCGAACAGGGCAGCATAGCCGGCGAACCGGATCATTTCAGCAACCCCGTCGCGCCAATCCGAAATGCGATCCCGATCAGCACCAGCGCCAGGCAGCCGCGCACCGCCCAGCCGACCGCGGCCTTCCAGGCGCTGGTCTTGGCATCGCGCCAGGCCTGCAGCAGCTCGCGCAGTTCGCTGAGGTCATTGTGGGCGTTCGCGTCGTCGAGGCCCATTCGGGCGAGCACGCGCTCGGCACCCAGCTCGCTAGCTTCCTCGATCACCGCACGCAGGGTGACGAGGTCGGCGCCCTCGTCAGCCGCCTGGGCGAGCAGGCGGGCCAGCATTTCGTCACGGTTCATGGTTTGTTCTCCGAAACAGCCAGGCCCAGCATGGCGCGCTTTTCATCGCTGGAGAGGAAATCGGCGGCACTGACCTGGCTCCACAACCGCTCGCGGTCCTCCGCCAGGGCCGGCACGCGGTCGAGGTCGACCGCCAGGGTTTCATCGGGAAACCAGGTTTCCAGGCCTTCGCTGATCGCGGAAATGATCTTGCTAGCGAGTGGCAGCAGGGTCAGCCGCCATAGCGCGCGGTTGGCCTCGCGGTAATTGGCATAGGTCGCGTCCCCGGGCAGGCCGAGCAGCATCGGCGGCACCCCAAAGGCCAGGGCAATGTCGCGCGCGGCGGCGGCCTTCAGGCCGGCAAAGTCCATGTCGGCGGGGGAGAGGCTTAGCGCCTGCCACTTCAGCCCGCCTTCCAGCAGCAGCGGCCGCCCGGCGTTGGCCATGCCGGAATAGGCGGCACTCAGCTCGGCCTTCAGACGCTCGAACTGGTCCGCCGAGAGCCCGCCCCCGTCACCCGGATCATAGACCAGCGCGCCCGATGGCCGCGCGGCGTTTTCCAGCAGCGCGCGGTTCCAGTCAGACGCGGCGTTGTGCACCGCCACGGCCTGGTCAGCAGCGGCGAGGCAGCCGGCGCCATAGTGATCGTCGCCGGGGTGGAAGTGGCGGATGTGGATCAGGTTGGGGCTGGCATCCTCGTCGAGCACCGGAATGGTCAGGCTGCGCTCGCCGACGCGGTAGGCATAGGCCGCCGGCCAGCCATCCTCACCCGCAATCACCGAAACCCGCTCGGGCCGCAGCGCGAACAGCTCGGCCGGGCTGCCCGCGCCGTCCTTGACCACCTGGACATAGGCATTGCCGTGCAGCAGCAGCTGGGCGGCCAGCGTTTCGAGCAGCGCCTGCCCGGCGGAAGTGGCGCGAACCAGCGCGGCAAGGCGCTGATCGCAGGGCAGCAACGGCGCCCCGCCGATCCCCTCGGCCACCAGCCGCACCGCGCGCTGCGCCACCGGGTTGTCGAGATAGGCCCGCTTGACCGCGCCATTGTACTCGAACGGCACCCGCGCTGATCCTTCAGCGAACAACCAGGGCGAAGTGAAAGTGCGCGCCAAAGGCACGCGCGCCGACGCGCCGCCCTTGAAGGCAGCGGCCAGGGTCTGGAGGAAGGACATGGAGTTTTCCTTGATTTCTAAAAGTGGTATGTAGTCACAATGGGTAAGCGGTCAGGTTTTCCACACAGCGACGCTGAGCTGCAGCGACTACGTCTGGCAGACCTTCAGACGGAACTTGCGCGCCTCAAGATTGGCCGGGAAATTGCGTCTTCCAGCAAGATGAAGAAGCTATGGCAAAAAGGCATCTATGCGGTCGAGGCTGAGATTGAGCGCCGCACCTGATTGTTAGGCTAACCATACCTTAGGCTGCACCTTCGGCCGCAACGCCAGTTCCGTCAGCGCCCAGACCAGCGCGTCGGCGCGGTCGGGGGAGCGGCCGGGGCCCTGGTAGGCACCGCCGGTGACCAGGCCGCAGAGCTGGTCTTCCAGCGCCGGGAAGGTCCCCGCGTGGCGGACACGGCCGGCTTCATAAAGCGCGGCAACCGGTTCGGCGCGGGCGACCTTGCCTTTGCTGGCGTGGACCAGCCGCAAGGGCAGGGTCACTTCGGCAGCGCGCAGCACGCTCTCAACCATTGCCCCGCCCTGGTTGGCTTCGGCCACGACCCGATCGGCGGACCAGGCGGCGGCGGTATTGGCGACGGCGCGGGCCCATTGTTCGGGGCTGGCCCTGGCGATCGAGGCATCTGCCAGCACGCGGACCAGCCCATCTTCGCACAGCGCACAGACCACGATGCCGCATTCATCCCCGCCCGCCGAAGCCGGGGGGTCGACAGCCACGACCGTGCGAACGGCAGGGCTGGAGGCCGCCGGTTCGCGGCAAGCCTCCAGCAAGGCGCGGGTCCACAGCGCGCCTTCGATATCTTCGAGCAGTTCGCCGTCCAGCTCCTGCCGGCCGAGCAGCGACTGCCCGTAAAGCGCGCGGATCCCGGCGACGAAGCGTTCGGGCAGGTTGTCACTGTTCGCTTCGGTCGCGCCGCGATGGACCGCCAGCGTGGCGGGATCGCTGGCCAGCAACTGCTTGAGCAGCGGCACGGCGCGCGGTGTGGTCGTGGCCAGCACACGCGGCGTTTCGCCCAGGCGCAGGCCGAACAGCAGGTTGTCCCAGGCGCGCATGGCGCGGGCCGAGGCATTGTCCCACTTGGCGACCTCGTCGCACCAGGCGTGGCTGTGCTGCGGGCCGCGCAGCGATTCGGGTTCGCCCGCTGAATAGAGCGTGGCGAGCGCACCATTCGGCCAGACCAGCCGCCGCAGCGAGGGTTCAAACTGCGGGCGCTGCTGCGGCAGGCCGATCGAGAGCAGACCGCTCTCGCCCTCGACCATGACCGAGCGCACTTCACCCAGCGACGCGCCGACCAGCGCGATCCGCGCGGCGGGATCACGCTCGGCAATGTCGCGGACCCATTCGGCCCCGGCGCGGGTCTTGCCGAAGCCGCGCCCGGCCAGGATCAGCCACAGTTGCCAGTCGCCCGGCGGCGGCAATTGCGCCGCGCGCGCCCAGAGCGGCCAGATATGGGCAAATTCCTCCTTTGCTTCCGGTGGCAAGCGGCGCAGCCAGGCGAGCCGTTCGGCTTCTGGCTGCTTCAACAGTTCGGCCATCAGCTCCTGGCTGGTCATTCGCGGCCCTCAGCCGCCAGGCGGCGCTGGCGCATCTTTTCCAGCTTGGCGTTGATCGACTGGACGATCGCATCGGATTCCTCGCGGGTCCGCACCGCGCGGTACTTCGCGGTGGAATCGCGGTGCGCGGCGAGCAGCCGCAGCGCGGCGGCATTGTCATAGGTACGCACGCCGCGCTTTGCCCCGGCGGCGGGCTTGACCTCACCCTCGCGTAGGCGGCGCAGCAGGTCCATTTCGAGCAGGTCGTAGCCTTCGCACAGCGCCTGCTGCCAGGCGCGGTTGAACTCGGCCGACTGGCGGCGGGCTTCGTAGGCCGTGCTGGTGCAGACCCCGGCCTTGC